CCAGATCAATTCATTCATTACCCATTCCCAACGCTTGTGATGGTTATCGTCAATATCGTAATCGTTTTCTTTCTCTGGTGCTGCTGTTGAACGTAGATGCTCAGGGACATCCTCATCATCAACATGAGGAGAACCATGCTTAGTTGCTTGAAGCTGCTTCAGCATTGGCAGAATGATATAGGAAAGGGTTGAATCCATGCTCCAAGTATCATACTTGTCAATACGAATCTTTACCTTGCGCTTACGCTTACTGTCAATCCAGAGCATAAACTTATAAAGTAGAGATTCTTTATCGTCACCACCAGCCAACCAAGTGCCGAAGTTGTGAACCCACTCTGGCTTTGACATGAAGCCATGCTCATCTGGCACTTCCTTTACCCAGAAGCACAGAGTCTCAGCAAGCTGATATGGACCGTACCAGTTTTTATATGGACCGATATAAATCTTCACCAGTTTTTCCTACCTTTCTGTTCTTCTATCCAAGAAATTACTTTATGAATTGCTTCTTCTTTACTGCCAGCAACAAGTGTTATCTTTGCTTTGTTATCTTCACCAATTTCTATATTATACGGTATGACTCCATTAAAAGTAAAGTCATCTGGGAGTTCTACAACAATCTCCCAGGTTTCCAAACTTTTAATGCGTTCCCAAATTGGAGCAAATCCATTACTGATCGTCATCCTCTGCCCACTCACCAGTTTTGTTACGATAGTGTGCAGCTTCTTCGCCGTATGCTTCATCAGCATGTTTATCGCACAGAGTGCGATGCCAACCAATGCCATAATGCCTACCTTCAGCACCACATTCTTCGCAAGTGCGATAACTCATGCTCTCAGCGAAAGTGATGTAACCGTAATGCTTATCGGTAGCACGATCTACATAAAAACGCAGACCACCAAATTTTTCTTTAACTTGAACAGCAACAGGAACACGCTCACGTGCTTCTTCCATGGCTAGTCGTTTCTCTTCGACTTCCTCAGCAGTAATTTCTTTACCACCTTTCCATGGATATTTACCGTCAGCATCAAAGTATTGTTTTGTGTACTCATAGCGGTCTTTGGCTTGACGATATTCGCTGCTAAGCAATCCACAGAGAACATCAATAATGTTGTACCAACCATCACCACATGAGAAACCCCAACACATAGCAGTTTGTGTCATAGGTGCACGACGATCTCTGAATATCTCGGGATACTTTGCGCATAGTGCGCTATCAAGTTCTTCTCTCATAATTCTTCCTCGTTTGATTCTTTCCAATATTCATGCTCTTCACGAAGTCCACCATATTCAATCAGATCTTCAGGTAATGCTTCAATAGATTCTAGATCCCTGATATCATATTCAAACGACTCATCAATACCATCTATGTACTGCCCAATATAACCCATTCCTGGCTCATAATATTGCGCTTCAACATTCCAACCATCATTAGTAACAGTATCATAAAAAGCAATCGGTGGTGACCATGCGGTATCGAATGAAACAAAGATTTCGTTATCGCTTGTTCGTTCCCAATCGATGATACTTGCTTCCCATTTCGTACCCCAGTTAGTAATATTCCAGTTGTACCAATTTTCTTCTTCATCAGCAGGGCGAGGCACAAGTAAGTTAAACAACTGATGATCTTCTTTCTTCATCAGTTGTTGCTCAAGCGCATCTACCTTAGTCTTATCTTCATTGCGAATGAATAACGAATTACTGCACCAGTTAGGCATATGCCATCTCCTTAATTTCACGTTGGTTAATACGCTTGTATGCTTTCTTGCTAGTCTCTACACGCTTACGATATTTCGGAGTGCGCAGATCCATAGCAACAAAGTTGCGTGGTTTCAAGTTTTTAACAGTTATCTTCATAGTAATATTATACATCCAACGTGAATTAAAGGCAAGCGAACTTGCAATTATCTCCAAGTTCGATGTTCCTCTGCTACATGTTCCAAACCATCATACTCTACGATATGCCAGTTTACATCTTCTGGAATTTCGCAAACCTTGAGACTAGAAAATCTTCCATTTGCTTTCCCACCAAGTTCTTCAACAGCTTGAACAAGAGCAGGATCGTCTCTAGAAATGTCATTGTCAAAGAAATAGTTATCTTCATCAATCTCATCTGTGTAGTAGTCGTAAGGGATAAGAGAATTATCCCTCTCAACTGAGATTAGTTTGATGCCTTTAATCTCAGCATAGCGAAGCATTGCTTCATGCGAAAGACCAAAGCCACCAAAGTCAATGTTAATTACAATTTTTCTCATTTCGTTACCTTCACTGTATCCGATCTTAATTTCTCTAAATGTCGTGCGAGTTTGCTATATTCCTCTTCAGTAATATTAGCAAATGGGTCATTTGCGTTTTGCGGATGACTTGCGAACAAGTTAAAACTCTCACGTGTAAAAATAGTAATCGGTTTCCAGTAGTTGGAAATAATGTTGTTAATTACTACTGCGCAAACCACAATAGAAATTAAACCCAGCATTATAAGAATAGATGCGCCCAACCAGATTGCTGCTTGATCCATACCAATCATGTTATCTCCTTAGAATTATCTGCACGATTTTTGTCTTCGCGGATTTCGATAAAGATGGGTAAGAACAAACTTTCTTCACCAAGTTTATTTTTAATCCGAGCATTGTATTTGACAGAGACAATCTTGCCCAAAAGATCCTTCTCCTTAAACGTCTTGCGATGTGTGTCATTGAATCCACTTCCCACGTTTACTTTAACAACACCATCGCTCGACTCACAAACGATAGCACCGAGCATACCTTCATACTTCCCAGTACCTTCTTCCACTGCAACAATCTTCAAATCGCATTCAAGTTCACCCTTGAATTTGATTTGATGCTTTGCTCTTTTATCTTCCCATGGACCAGAGCCATCTTTTAGAATGATACCCTCAAGACCTTGGGTGAGATATTTATTAAAGATTTCGTTGGCTTCGTCAAGTGTGTTAACGATATCACTAGTAACCAACCAAACCTTCTTATTCTTAGAACTCTGACCATCGATCAAAGTTTTAACTGAAGCAAACCGAGTGCTATATGGAGTGGGGCAATATCCGTCAACAAAATACATATACGGAATCACATCCCAAACAGTAGCGTGAACCATTGCTGCTTCTTTCGCAGAAATAGTTCCTTTGTTTGCTTTGTTCAAAATGCCATTACCTGTTTGACGATCTAGGAATTGGTATCCATCAGGATCCATTACCATGAGTTCACCATCAAACACGCAATCAATACCATTAGCAAGAGCAGTAAACTCAGCCTCTAGATTACCAAGAAGCTGAATCTCTTTTCCATTACGTGAACGAAATTCTACCTTGCCTTCCCGCACGATGGCGTTGAATCTCATACCATCCATCTTTAATTGGACGTATGCGGGGAATTTCACCTTGTCGATCAACTTCTGTTCGTAACCAGAGCACAGCATCACTGGATACTCTTTGATTAACCCACCCCACACTGCGTTTGCGGTTGAGACTTGGACGCCACATTTTAGATCCTTTTGAATAATTCGTTCAATAACTTTAGCATCATCAGCAGAAACAGAACTGAGTAACATACGGAGATACTCAATTGCTGCGTTACCAGTGACGATACGCTGGGACAACTCAAACAAACCACCGATTGCGTTTTGCAGACTGGTGATCTTGTCTGATGTTTCATAAGATGGAATCTTACGAATATAAAACTGAGTGAATGGATCGAGAGCCAAGCGCACAACTTCACGCAGGGTTTCGTTATCGCTGTTCTTTGTTAGTTGCTCGATTTTGAAATTGCGAGAACTGTTGGCAGCGAGGCTCTCAAGAAAAACATTTATGTTCATGTTATTTACCAAAGTAATTGTCAATCAGATAAGTAATTTTCTTCACAAGTTTCTTGTTCTTCTTCACATCTTCTTCATGAAGCCATTTACCTTGCGCATATTCATCGAGTTCTTTTTGAAGATAATCACGATGGTCTTTCAGCACAGTAAGGCAGATGCTATCAGCAGCTTCACATTCAATCCTATATCCGTGCTCAGGCATAATCAATCTCCATAAAATTTGTATCTTCAGCTAACATACTCATCAGGAAAGGAATCTCACCAGAGTTTTTCTGCTTGTTCCACTGATTGTATTTGTCTGACATAATCATGTTAAGACCATACGCACCTTTGTGGCAGCGATAGACACTACCGCTAGAGCCATGGAAAAGATAGCACTGACCATCTTCCTCAACCTTAACAACTCCGCTGTTAAGTTTCCATGATTGACCCTCAAGGTAACTACCCGACCAACCAGCAAGAATCTTATACACAAGTCCTTCATCTGAATCGAATCTTAACATTACCCAGCGATCAGGTGTATATTCATTCATCTGCTTTTACCTCTGTTTTGATATTAGACCATTTGTTGAGTTTCTCTGACTTGCGAACTTTCGCTTCCATAACACGCTGACCATCAATCACACATTCTGCCAGCAGCAAGTCAACCATACAAAGCAGATCGCCGATCTCTTCTTCTAAACTCGATAGATTGCTTTTACCTGTGGTTGGATGTTTGCTTGAAAAACCAAATCGGAAAACCTTGCTGATTGCTTGCGTTACCTCTGCGCATTCTTCTTGCGTGATCAATAGAATCTCATGTACGTTGTTGTTCACTTAATATACCTCATTTGAATGTGTCGCTTTGCATCAGAAACTCTATTGAATTTCTCCTTATCAATGGTAATTATACGTCCTTTGATAATTAAAGTAAAGGCATCGGTCTTGTATGTGTAAACCTTGTCTTTACCTTGCATACTTTTCTCTTTGGTGTAATTGAACCCACCGAAGAAAAGAGTTTCAACAAGTTCATCAGATGCCATCTTGGCTAGATATGAGTTGTTCATACTACGAATCCTGTTTCATCTTTCTTGGCTTTGCCTTTGGCTTTCAGACCAACGACCACGTTTGACTCATCAAGGAATCGCAGGTCAGTTTCATCACCATTGATAACCTTGCGACCGAGATAAGTGCTAGGAACAACTTTGAACACCACAGCTACGTTCATACCAGCACTCAAAGCGAGACGAACATCCATATCGTTACCATCTGCTTTAGAGAAAGTCAGGTGATAATTTTTGATGTCTGAAACCTTGCGACCACGTACTTTCGTGTAGTCATAGAACTGCACTTCTGGGAAAATTTGGAAAATGTTAAGACCAGTACCGTTTACCTCATACTTTTCCCAAGCGAGATCGCTAGTGCCATTCAAGCGGAACACGGGAATAAGACCCATCTTCTTTGCTTTAGTGATAGCACCATCAATATCGTTGGTCAAGTCATTGAAAAACTTTTCACGGTCTTCAAAGAACAACTTTGTACGACGAATACGTGCTTCTTGAATCTTGTTAGTAGTTTCACCTTTCTTCATGATACCACCACGACCAGCAGTATTCAAGCAAGCAGCAGTGCAGCCAGCAGTTCGTTTCGGGCAAACTTCCTTACCTGAAAGATCAGCGGGAGCCAAGTGAAGAACGAAAGACAGGTAGCCTTTCTTTTCGCCTTTGAGCAACTTCGGGTTACCAACAGTCAACAGCTTCATAATATAGTCCTT